TAGTCGCAGTCGGACCCATAACATTAACACCAGCAGTAGCGTCCAAGCTAGGATAACCACTCGAACCAGTTACAACTGTGGTCGATGGACCATCATCATCATCGTCATTAGAAAACGGATCATAGGCAGTGCTATAATCAGTGCCAGTGCCTAAGTTGTAATCCTCTTCATCATCAGCATCCATAAAGCTGTAATCTTTAGCCGTGCTGGTGTTCGTATTACTTCCGCTGCCAGTATATCCATCAGCAGTCTCAGCCTTAACAATCTTGCCGCCAATATTAACCGTAGCACCAACACCCTCCGCATCAATCGCGTCATAGTAGTTATCGTAAACAGGAACACTGCTGTTGTTATTGTTGTTGTTGCTAGACGAAGAACTGGAAGACGAACTACTGCTACTAGACGATGAATCACCGCCCCAGTTGCTAGGGTTAAACGCAGAACTACTCCACCCCTTATGAAGAATATACGTCGGAATACCACCCGGACCTATCGGCTCACCTAAACCACCCAAATCCTCAAGTATATCCCCCTCTTCAGGCTGAATATACGCCAAATAGTGCGGAACACCCATAATCTCAGTTTCACGAGGAATCCCAACCTCGCCGCCTTCCGCAAAACCAGCAGCCCTAAAATCTCCATGAGAATGCTCAAAACCAGCATGCGGAGTATCTAAAAACTTACCCAAATCATTCGCAACGTGCATCGCACTATCACGCAAACTCTCTATCTCTCCAAATGCCTCATCACGAGGAAGACCAGCACGTAACATCTTCTGATAAACACCCGGGACAGAATCCTGACGCTGACCATCAACAAACAAACCCAACTGACCATCAGTCGGGGCCATCTGCACAACACCACCCATGTTCAACTGAACAGGCGCACTGCCCAATCCACCCTGAGTCCCGCGCATCGGACGACCCGCCTGAACAGGACCACCCATCTGAGGCGCACCCATAGGACGCATCGCTCCCATCATCTGAGGACTCGGCGCAGGCAACATAGGCTGTGCTCCCATCGGAGCCTGCGGCATCGGCATCTGCGCAACTGGCATTTGCGGAACCATCGCACTCGTCTGCTTCTTCGCAGCCATAAACTGCTTAAATCCCTGACGACCCTGTGCACTCCCCCCAAACGTACTCCCCAATCCCTGCTGCTTCTGCTGTCCAGCAGTCGGCTGGCCCTGCATCGGAGGTACTGGCATCGGACCACCCTGCGGCGGCATCGGGGCAGGTGCTCCACCCATCGGCTGTGGTTGTCCCATTGGGCCTTGGGGCGGCATCATGCGTACATTCATCTAAAATCTCCGCTAACAGTTGCCGCAATCCTAACAATTTCCAATAATTTAATCAATCACCTCAAGCAATCCATTCTCAATCATGCTCTTCGCCAATGCATCGCGGCTATGATAATAGTAATTCCCACCATTCCACTCACACATCTCTATCGCCAAGCGACGACAAAAATTCCACTCGTCATCACTCCCGCCCAACATATGACGATCCTGCAAAATCGGTACAACCTCTCCAGCCGTCTGAGCATAAAACTCATCGTTCGTCCCATACGTTAATCTAAACTTCGGCATCCTAGTCTCCTTTGCCCAGACGATATGGAAGTTTATGGGACTGGTCAACGGAATTTTTGTGAAAAATTTTTTCGGCACCCATAGGAGTCCCACGGATACAAAACATTTTTCGTGCTGAATGTTGGTGGGAAACACAGTGTTAGTGTCGTACCGACACCAACAAAATATAAGGGGGGGTCATAGCCCCCATATCCCCCGATTTCAGACAATTGTTCGGGTTCGGCTAGGGTACCTTGGAAAACAAAAAACCCCGCACTAAGCGGGGCTTTTTACGGGGTCTGTGGTGGTGTTGGCGCTTATCGCGCCAATGCCTCAATACGATCCTGCCACCATTCGAATAGGTCATCAGATGTTCCTGCCCATATGGACGGTATGCCTATGGTGTCATCGCTACGCAATTGGACGCCGCCATCTGTGGTTTGGAATGATGTCAAAACCTCGTAGCGTGTTAGGTCTGTGCCATCGCCATATGACCCACCGTTTGCCTGTTGTGTGTGAGTGATGACCGCGCTATCGCCAACACGATTGCGGATGTCTGAAACAGACGCACGAACGCGTTGTTCTGAACATCCTGTGGCGTCCATAATTTCGCGTGTTGTTACACCACCGTTACCGTTGCGCATCATTGTGTATTGAACACCCACGCGTGAATTGCGGCGGAATGGATCAATTGGCGTATCCTGAACAATTGTGCGTGTTCCTGTTTCGACGCGGTTTTGAATGGTGTGGTCAACTAGATTGATTAGGAATTGCACCCAATTCCAAATTTTAACCGCGTCAATTGTGCCACCGTGTTGACGAAATTCGATTGTACCGCGTTGCCATGTTTCAAGATTGATTGCGAAAAACTTGCCATGGTTCAATTCGCGAATGGTGGTGGCGTGTTCAATCTGTGATGCATTCAATGCCTGACACATGCGATTGTTTGTGCGTGATGATGCAAACATTGTGTTAAGCGTTGCCTGTTGGCGTTCGTAGCGTTGCATGATGTCTTTAACGATAACCGCGTCAAACGCTTCGCCATGGTTTGAATAATATGAACCAGTACGCGCCATGTGTGAAATGCTATCGCCTGTGAATGCAGCGGGTGTTGTGTCATCAGACAATGGCGCGTTGCCAATATGAACATGCAAACCACAATTGCGGTTGATGTCACATCCGACGCGTTCCAACACATCGCAAACGCTTTCAATGTATTCAAACGCCACCTGACAATCTGCTAACGGTGGCAATATGATTTCGGCGTCAACGTTTGGTGTACCGTCTGGAACCACCTTGCACCCACGAACACCCGCACGATCTAATGCATTTTCGACGCGGTTGATTGAAACACCTGCTGTTTCTATTTCGATACCAAATGTATAAGTCATTGTTTTTACTCGCTTTTTTCTAGATTGGCAGTGCGGTATTGCCCTGCCATAACCTCTTTTAACTGATATTGTCCCATAAAACAAGGGGTTTTGTGGGATTAATTGGGACAATTGTTCGGGTTATGGTTTCCAGCCCAAAAAAAACGCTGGAAAAATCCAGCGCAAAAAAACGTTTTTTTTCAGAAGAAATGAACGCATGTGCATATGTATGTGCGTATATATATGTGTATATATAAAAAAGGGGCATATCATATGATATACCCCGATCCCGATCCCGATACCCCGATCCCGATAGGCCCGACCCCGATAGGCCCGACCCCGAAGGATCAGGCCCGATTGTTTATTCCATTGTGTGCGCTAGTGTGACCATTGCGCTCGTCGTCGGGTTGCCGTTGTTCACGATGAAAGTATAGCGGTGCACGTTGCAGGCTAGGACGCCGAACTGCCTTGCATCGTGATAGGTCATGAAGTGGCCTTCTTCTTCCATATCAACTGGCTCAGAAGTGCCGTAATTTTTCAGTGCCCACTGGCAAAATTCTTGGAACTGCATTTCATCTTCATACTCAAACCCGCTCGTGTCGTCGTAGAAAAGCGCGGTTGCCCAGTGGTCTGGTAGCTCCAGTGTGATTGTCTCCATTGTTCTTCTCCTCATATTAGACAATCCCACATTATCCCATGCCATATATAATGTCAACACAAAAAATAAAAAAATTTATGCACAACCGGGCAACTCCCGGCTGGCGCTACCGGGCGCGGCAAGGCGAACAATTGTTCGGGTTGTTTACCGGGAGCGAGCTGGAGCGCCGGGGAGGGTGCACTCCAGCGCCCCGGTTGTTGTTACCCGGCGTGTGTGCTAGTCTCCGGGGAGCATAACCCGAACAATTCCTCGGGTTACCCCGATCCGGGCACCCCGAAGCCCGATGACCCGATCAACCCGACCCGATGGCCCCGATTATGGGGCGGAAAGTCCCCGCCTCCCGACCCGCACGGTGCGCAAGCCCGATTATTCGGCCTGCTCGCTACAATCCGTTATAGGGATTTGTTCGGATTCTATGGGATTTTCTGAAGGCGTCACATCAATCATGCGATTTTTAGCACGTTCCATAAATTCCTGTAGCTGCTCAACGATCTGCTCGCGGCTCATATTGTCCACATGCTCGTGTGTGACGTGGCTTCTGGCTACCATGAGGCCAGTCACCTTTAAACGCAATTCCTCGGCCTTTATAGCGGCTCCGAAGTTGCCTGCTTCCCATGCCTCGTCGCGTAGGCGTTGCATATCCCGAACAGATTTGGTGATAGTTACGCCGTATTTGCTTTCAAGTTCTTGGCGCATTTCTTCCATGCGTTCTTTAACGCGTGGATGATTGAGAAGCTGCACGGCTGACACGTTCGGGTTCTTGTATCCCGCTGCTCTGGCTGCTGCGGTTTGCGTCATGTCTTTGTGGATGTAGTTATCAAGAAACTTCTGCTGCGGTGGGGTTAGTCGCTTTTCCCCTTTTGCTGTCTGCTCGCCTACCTTTGGCATTCTGCTGCTACCCGAATAATTTATCGTGTTACAAGATTACCTCGGCGGCTCGCCTGACGCAAGCCCAAAACTTCCCACGGGTTCCCAAGTTACGACGTGACGGGTGACGGGACAATTTTACGTCGGGGGAATTGGATTCTATTCCCCCCTATATAGGGGGTGACGCAGTTGACGTAAAATAAGTGATTGATTTCATTACGTTTTTTACGTCAAAATCCATTTCCGACGCAGTTGACGCAAATGGCCTAAACCGTTGATTTTATTGAACATTCTACGTCAACGTCAACCGCGTCAACTTTTGACGTGAAAAAAGTTGACGTAAAAAATCGTTTAAAATCAATGCATAATTTTTTTTATATTTTATGCTTGACGTATGGGATTTATTATCATACATATGGGAATGTCTAGTATAGAGGAGGGCTAAACGCCATGGACAACACAACAGCAAAAACCCGCATTACCCGCGATTTGCAGGGCGACCTATTAGATAGCAACCACGCAACACGTCGATTCTTTCGTTGTTGGTTGGACGGCTCTTATTTAGGTTATGAGCACTATCAAGATAATATCGCGTATTTGCGCCAGTCATTGCAACGTTACGGCGTGGGCGCGAAGCTAGAGGTTAAAATTCGCCCATGGGTGATTAACCAGTTTGTGCAGTACACGGCGCACGATGCGCACTGCTCACATGGCTACGCTCAAAAGGTTATCGTTGCCACAGTTGAGCGCGAAACGCTGAACGAGTTGACCGACCACCTAATCACAGATGCGCTTGATCTGATTGAAGATGATGTGCGCGAATACTTAAAGGAGAACGCGGCCTAACGGCTGCGTTCCGCAACCCGAACAATAGGAGATGATGATGCTAAAAGTTATTAGCGAAGAAACTTCAAAAGGGAGTGATACCATCACCCATAAAATCGAAAAGGGGATTCCGATCCCAATGAAGCACACCCACGGCAAGTGGGTTGCTCTGGCGCGTGAAATGGAAGTTGGTGACAGCGTTGTCATTGACACCGAGCATCACGCAATTTCCTTACGCGCTGCAATCAAGCGCATTCACAAGGGCAAAACTGCGGTTAGGATTTGCGACGATAAAAATTCGTGGCGAGTTTGGCGCACAAAATAACAGTGGGGGCGCACAGCCCCCATTTTCTAGCAAAGGAGAAGATATGTATTATCTAGCATATGGAATGAACATGAACCGCGAAGCTATGGCTGCGCGATGCCCGAAGGCCAAGCCGATGGGCGGCTTTTACTTGCCTGATCACCGTTTGATTTTTCGCGGTGTT